CAATTTGAAATTCAAACTGTTTCAACCTCTGGTATTAATAATATTGTTGATACGAATGGTTTTTCTGGCACTGCTACTGCTGCCGGAGCTAACAACGCTAGTTTAGACACAGGAGCTACTATCTTTGGTATTACTCCTAACGCTCACGGTTCTGGTATTCCAGACGCTTCTATTAACACTTTTGTTAATAAAGTTGGTGGTACTATTGTTACTTCAATTCTTATTGATCTTCATGGTGGCTTTGACGGTTCAGCAACAGCAGATCGAATTATTGGTAACGGAACTGATGCCAATGCTTATATTGGAGAATTAACTAAAGAAGTTAATGGTATTCCTATCCTTCTCGAGTTTGGTTGTGTAGAGGTTCCAACAGGCGGTGATCCAGATATTAACGTAGATATTTCTGCTACAGGAACTACGGCTTCTGGTGCTGCGGTTGCTTCAGGAACTCAGATGATGAACAACGGTGATCTTACTTTAGGCTATTATAACGCTGTTGATGCGGGTGCTGTTATGGCAGCTTTGTCTAAAAAGTATATATACCTTGTTCAGGGTGACGCAACAAACGCTGCTTATACAGCGGGTAAGATTTGGATTCGCATAACTGGCATGAACGTTGACTACGCTAATGGTTAATAATATAGATGGGGGTTCGCCCCCATCTTCTTTTACGGAGTAGATTATGGCAGATGCAGTTAGCGCAACAAAGTTACAAGATGGCGATAAAAAAGCGGTTTTTTATCTAACCAACCTTAGTGATGGAACGGGAGAGTCGGCAGTTCAAAAAATAGACATGTCTGCTCTCTCTAACAACGCTCAAGGTGAAGCAGTATCATCTATTAGTATAAGTAAGATTACTTTTTCAACTGTGGGAATGTCGGTAACTCTTTTATATGACGCAACAACTAATGTCGTTGCGATAGGATTACCAGCAGACTATACCGATACTATAGATCTTTCAGATCAAGTTACTGGGCTTCCTAATTATGCTGGAAGTGGCGTTACTGGAGATATCTTACTGACTACAGTGGGACATTCTTCAGGAGATACTTACAGCATTGTTATAGAAGTTGCTAAATCGTATTAAGATGGATGAAATGACCTCATATATGTGGAATGGCCTTCTTACATTAGGTGGGGCCATTTCTCTTTTCTTTCTTAAAAGTCATCACGCTACGGTTCAGCGTTTAGACATTCTTTTAAATAAAACAAGAGAAGAAGTTGCTAGAGATTATGTTTCTAAAGACGATCTCGCAAAAGACATAACTAGACTACACGATCGATTTGATAGATTAGAGAATAAAATAGATTCGTTAATGAAAGGGTGATATAATCCTTTAAGGAGATAAACATGGCAACTTCTGGATCATCTGATTTTAATTTAAACATGGCTGAGATTACAGAAGAAGCTTTTGAGAGATGTGGGCTTGAACTTCGTACAGGTTACGACTCTCTCACTGCTAGAAGATCTTTAAATATATTATTTGCTGATTGGGCGAATAGAGGTTTAAATCTTTGGACTGTAGAAGAGTTAACGCAAACTTTAGCTCAACTTTCTTCTACATCTTCTATTTCAACATATCCAATAGGAACTATTACTTTAACAGTAGCTGCTACAAGTAGCTTTTCTGTAGGGGAAACTATTACTGGAGGTACTAGCGGATCTACTGCTGGGGTCATAACAAAACCTTCCTCCACAACACTTACTGTTACCGTTCCTACAGAAGATTTTACACCAACAGAAACTATTACGGGTTCTTCAAGTGGAGCTACCACAACTGTTACAACTAACTTTAGTCTTGTTGATGTTCAGTCAACAGTTGATGTTTTAGAGGTTGTTGTAAGACGAAGTGGCAGTGACATAGGACTTACTAGAATTGGACGTTCAGATTATATAGGTATTCCTGATAAAACAACTCAAGGAAAAGCTTCTCAGTTTTATGTAGACAGACAGATAACGCCAACTATTTCTATATGGTCAACCCCTGAAAACTCTACCGATCAACTTGTTTATTATAGAGTAAGACGCATACAAGATGCAGACGTAGCTACAAATGACGCTGATATACCTTTTAGATTTTTACCGTGTTTAACGGCTGGATTAGCGTATTACTTATCTGTAAAAAGAGCGCCAGATAGAATAGGTATGCTTAAAGATATTTATGAAGAAGAGTTTCAAAGAGCAGCCTCTGAGGACGGAGAAAGAACAGCCTTACGACTTGTTCCAACATATTCTTCGTTGAGTGTGTCCTGATGCCTAGATATGCTTCAGGTAAATACGCAATGGGATTGTCTGATCGTTCTGGAAGAGCTTATCGAATGAGAGATTTAGTGAAAGAATGGACAGGCATGATGGTAGGGAAAGATGAGTTTGAAATTAAACAACCTCAACTTAGCCCTAGACGTGCTGTAGCAGATCCAGAAGCTTTACGTTTTGCTAGACCCGATAGAACAGAACCACCCGTAGAAGTTTTATTACCAAACAATCCTTTTGAGTCTGTTAGTGTAGGGTCATCTATTGTTAGAATTACAGAACCCGGCAGTAATAGATCTGTAGGAGACATTGTTCGTTTTAGAAATACTGAAGCTTTTGATGGTTTTACATCTACCGCTTTGGAGTTTAGTACTGGTTATGCTATAACACAAGTATACGGAGATACTGTTCGATACGACTACACGATAGATATTTCTAGTAGTGGATCTAGTGAAACAGGGACAATTGGCGGTGTTCAAGGAGGCGGTTCTTTTGCTTCCGCTGGTCCTGTAACGGTGAGTGCTTAACATGGCTTATACATTTGGAACTTTAAAAACAGCGATACAAGATTACACAGAAAATACAGAGTCTACTTTTGTATCACAGTTATCTAGATTTATTATAAACGCAGAAGAGAGAATTTTTAAAGAAGTTCAGCTTGACGTTTTTAGAAAATATACTACGGGTACAACTCAAGAAAACAATAAATTTTTAACAAAGCCTCTGGATATACTTTCTCCGTTATCGTTAAGTGTTGTTAATGGATCTAGTAATGAGTTTTTATTGTATAAACACTCAACCTTTTTACAAGATTTTACACCTAATCCCGCTACGTCAGGTATTCCCATATACTATGCTGATTGGGATGACACCGCTTTTATATTAGCGCCAACTCCAAGTTCTGCTTTAACTATGGAACTTCATTACTATTATAGGCCAGCTTCTATAACCGCTGGTGCGGATAGCGGAACCACATGGTTAGGCGATAACGCACAATTAGCCCTTCTATACGGCTCCTTAGTTGAGGCTTATACTTTTATGAAGGGCGATGAGGGACTACTAAACATCTATAACGGTAGGTTTCAAGAAGCAATGAGATGGCTTAAAAACCTTGGTGAGGGACGAAATACTAGAGATCAATATAGATATGATAGACTTAGGAGAGAGGTAGAGTAATGCTTCAAGCAAATGGGTCTTCCGATATAGGGAATGTAATGATCTACACTAGTAATAATAGTGGTCATAGTCCTGAACAATTAGCGGATATGGCCTTAAATAAAATTATGATTGTTAGCGAAAACGCTCCACCCGTCATACGGGATCAAGCTATAGCTCACAGAGATAAGTTGAAAGAAATACTTATATATTATATGAAAAGTATGGCACTTAGCGAAAGAACAACAATTTGGGCTTTAATGAAAAAGCAAGGTCATGAAGACATAGCTGAAATAATAAGGAGACTTTGATATGGCAATTGGTTCATCCGCTATGTGCGGATCTTATAAAAGAGAAATACAAGCGGGTATACATTTTTGGACATCTCACTCTCGAGGTGATGGCTCAACGATTAACGCTGACACCTATAAAATTGCTATGTTTACTAACTCTTCATCCATTGATTTGGATACAACAGGGTATTCAACAAGCAACGAAGTTAGTGGAACGGGTTATACGGCTGGAGGCGCTGCTTTAGCAAGTGTCACATTAGGTCTTGCAGATGCTTCAAGTGTGCCTACCGCTTTTTTAGATTTTGCCGACACAACCTTTTCTACTTCTACTATATCTAATGCAAGAGGTGCTTTAATATATAATTCTACATTAGCTAATGCTGGAACGGCTGGAACGACAACTCACGCTGCAACACCTTCTGTATGTGTAATAAATTTTGGTGGAGATAAGTCTTCTACCGCTGGTGATTTTACTATTCAGTATCCAGGAAACGCTGCTACTACGGCGATTATTAGGATAGGTTAATGGCTAATATATCTGGCTGGGGTCGAGGCACTTGGGGTGAGGGTGCTTGGAGCGAAGAATTACCAGTTAGTGTTACGGGTGTTAGTGCAACAGGTGCAGTAGGAAGTCCCGTTATAAGCTTACCCATCACTATAACCCCATCGGGTGTTAGTGCAACAGGTGCAGTAGGAAGTCCTTCTGTATTTGTAACAGTCACTGTATCCCCATCGGGTGTTAGTGCAACGGGGTCTTTAGGGACACCCACGTTAAGCACGGAAGTTAATATTGTTAATCCCACTGGGGTTTTAGCAACAAGTGCAATAGGAGATGTAGGTAAGGCCACAAGTTTTACAGTTACAGGGGTTTCGGCAACTGGTAGTATAGGAACACTTGTAGTTTGGCAAAAAATAGATACAACAGGAAGTGGAACTAATTTTCCCGTTATAAACACTTCCAGTGGTACAACATGGACAGATATAATAGCGGCATAAGGATTTAATCATGGCATCATCATTTACAACAAACTACGGCTTTGAGGAAATCGCCACTGGCGAACAGTCAGGTTCGTGGGGTACGACAACAAATTTTAATTACGACATTTTAGATAGAATAGCTTCATATAAATCTGTAGCTCTTTCAGATGCTTCTACGGCTACCCTTACTGTTAGAGAAGCTTCTCCAGGTTCTGGTACTGAAAATCTTCAAGACGGAATGTTTAGAGTACTTAAATTTACAGGCGCTTTAGGTCAAAATTGCACTATAACCATAGCCCCTAACACAACAACAGCTTATTTCTTTGTGATAAACGCAACAACGGATTCAGGCTCTAGTGGACCTTATAGTTTAATTCTTTCTCAAGGATCTGGTGCAAATGTAACTATTGCTAATGGAGCAGCCGACCTTGTTTATTGTGATGGAGCAGGATCTGGTGCAGCGGTAGCCAGTTTTTTTGCTAACAGTTTAGTGTTAGGTGGATTTTCTACAGCATCCGCTACTATTACAGGAGGATCAATAACAGGTATTACTGATTTAGTTGTAGCTGATGGAGGGACAGGAGTTTCTACTCTAACTGATGGCGGGGTTTTGTTAGGATCAGGCACAGGAGCTATCACAGCAATGTCTGTACTAGGTGACGGTGAGATGATCGTTGGTGACGGTACAACTGATCCAGTTGCAGAAAGTGGAGCTACACTTAGAACTTCTATTGGCGTAGCAATAGGGTCTGACGTACAGGCTTTTGATGCAGACACTTTGAAAGCTGACGTTGCAGACAACCTTACCGCTGGTTTTTCCACAACCGTCCATGACGCTGGCACTAAATCTTCAGGAACTTATACACCTGACCAAGATGACGGCAACATACAAAAAGCTGTAAACGGTGGAGCGCATACTCTAGCTCCAACTGTAGATGATTGTGCAGTAATAATTCAATACACCAACAACGCTAGTGCTGGAACAATCACAACGTCTGGTTTCACATTGGTCGATGGTGATGACATCAGTACAACTAACGGAGATGATTTCTTTTTCTATCTAACTAAAGCAAACGGATTTTCCCTTCTGACAGTGAAAGCTCTCCAATAATGTTCGCTTCTATCTACTCAATGCAGGGTGGCTCTAGTCTCTTTGGTGGAGACTTCTTTGCCACAGGTGGTAACACCATTGCTGGTAATGGCTTAAATATTGTCCACACCTTTACCTCAAGTGGTACGTTCGCCGTTGTTAAAGGAACCGCTACAGTTGACTATCTTGTTATTGCAGGTGGTGGCGGTGGTGGAAAAAGACGAGGTGGTGGTGGCGGTGCTGGAGGCTATCGAGCATCTTGGAACAGTGAAGCATCTGGTGGCGGAGCATCAAGCGAAAGTAGTCTTACGCTAGGCACAGGAAGTTACACCTGTACAGTCGGAGCAGGTGGTGCTGGATCAACAAGCGATACCGCCAACGGTGTTGCAGGAGTTGCTTCAGTATTTGGTTCTATTAGCACTGTTGGAGGTGGCTCTGGTGCTTCAAATAATACTGGCGGAGGTGGCGGTGGAGGAGATGCCTTACTTGGTGGATCAGGTGGTGGTGAAGCTGGAAACGGCTCTGTTGGAGTTGGTGGTTCTGGCACATCAAATCAAGGTTTTGCAGGAGGTAATGCCCACGCAACAACAGCAAATGACGGTGCTGGTGGTGGCGGTGGAGGTGCTTCAGCAGTAGGCGCAAATGGTGGTACAAGTTCATCTGCCTCTGGAGCAGGTGGTGCTGGAGTAGCTTCTACAATCACAGGTAGTTCTGTAGTTAGAGCAGGTGGTGGCGGTGGAGGTGCAAATAATGGATCGACAAATGCCGCTGGCGGTAATGGTGGCGGTGGAGCAGGTTCAGGAGGAGGATCAGACGCATTACCAGTGGCAGGTACAGCCAATACTGGTTCTGGTGGTGGAGCAGGTGGAGGTAATATTTCAATATCGCCTGACAATGGAGCGGCAGGTGGATCAGGTTTAGTTGTAGCAAGTTACAGACCAACACTAGAATCCGCTACAGGTGGAAACACCATTGCAACAATAGGCAACTACACGATACACACATTTACGGCATCTGGCACATTTACAATACCAGCTAACAAAAGAGTACCAATTCAATACCTCGTTATTGCAGGAGGCGGAGGTGGCCCAACGGGTTTTCGTGCAGGAGGTGGAGGTGCAGGAGGTTATCGTAACAGTACGATTGGAGAGACAACAGGCGGTGGTGGTTCCGCTGAAGCAACTCTATCATGTTCCGCTGGAGATTACACAGTTACCGTAGGTGCTGGTGGAGCGACAGGCGGTGGTGGCGGTGGAGATGGTGGAACACTGGTAGTTGGCGGTACTGGAGGAGATTCTGTATTTAGTTCTATCACAGCATCTGGCGGTGGAGGCGGTGGCGGTGGCTATGTTGCAGACGCTGATGGAATAACAGGTGGGTCTTCTGGTGGAGGAGGCGGTTTTAATGGGGACGGTGGTGAAAGTCCTGCTCCAGTTTCTCCAACACAGGGACACACTGGCGGTGCTGGGCAGTCAAGTTCTTCAATACAAATAGGAGGAGGTGGCGGTGGCGCAGGAGCGGCTGGAGTTGATGGTGGTTCTGGTAGTACAGGCGGTGATGGTGGTGCTGGATTAAGCTCAAGCATAGATGGAACGGCAACTTTTCGAGGAGGCGGAGGCGGTGCAGGTGCTTACGGAGGAGGTAACAACTTTCCCGTTGGAGGAGTAGGAGGTGGTGGTAATGGAGTTCACAGCCTTGACAGTTCTGTGCGAGGCACTGCTGGCACAGCCAATACTGGCGGTGGAGGCGGAGGTACAGGAGGCACTGCTGAAGGTAGGCAAGGTGGCTCTGGTATTGTAATTCTTAAATACCGATCTTCAAATAATTTTACAGAAGCTACAGGCGGTACAATCACTTTCAGCGGTGACTACGCAATACATACATTTACTTCTAGCGGAACCTTCTCAGTCAACACTGTTGGCGTTGCTGATAGCACTCTCGACTACCTTGTTATCGCTGGCGGTGGAGGCGGTGGATTAGGTGCGGCAAATGAAGGTGGAGGCGGAGGTGGCGCAGGAGGTTATCGAGCTAGTTGGAACTCTGAAGCATCAGGTGGAGGTGGGTCAAGTGAGACAGGACTAACAGCCGCTATTCAAGATTACACCGTTACAATTGGTGCTGGTGGTGCTGGAGATACAAGCACTGGCGGTACAGGAGCCAACGGAGCCAATTCAGTTTTTGGATCAATTACGTCAACTGGAGGTGGTGGAGGTGGTTCAGCTACAAACGGTGGAAATAATCCTGGAGCCGCTGGCGGTTCTGGGGGTGGTGCTAATTATTCTGGTGCAGGTGGTGCTGGAACTTCTAATCAAGGATTTGCGGGTGGTACTGGGGGAGGTGGTTCTCCCGTAGCGGCATACTCAGGCGGTGGAGGAGGAGCAGGTGCAGTCGGTGCAAATACTAGTAGCGGAAATGGCGGTGCTGGCGGTGCTGGAGTAGCGTCTACAATTACAGGTAGTTCTGTAGTCAGAGCAGGTGGTGGCGGAGGTGGAGATGATGCCAGTTCAGCAGGAGGCGCAGGTGGAAACGGTGGCGGTGGACAAGGAGAGGTTTCTAGTTCTTCCGCTGGAACAGCGAATACTGGCGGTGGCGGAGGCGGTGGAAATGGTGCTGGCGGAAATGGTGACGCTGGCGGTTCAGGTGTTGTAATCATTAGATACAAATATAAGTAGGAATTAATATGAAAAAAAGTTGCGGTACGTGCAGTCACAGTATGGAGAGTCAAGCAGAAGGTGAAGTCCTTTGCATGGCAAACCCTCCTGTTCCGATTGTAACAATCCAAGGTCAGATTATTAGCATTTTTCCCTCCATGATGAAATGGGGAAAATGCGATGCTTTTGAAAAAGGCAAAACTCAAAAACAAAACCCCCAACCTCCAGAAATTCTGGAGCCAGACTTAAAGGTGATTAGATAATGGCACATTATGCACAGGTAAACTCAGATAACATTGTTGTACAAGTTTTAGTAATGGACAATGATATGGAAACCAATGACGGTGAGCAGGCTTGCATTGATTGGCTACAGGCTAATGTTCATAAAGATGATTGGGTAAAGACCAGCTACAATAACAACATCCGAAAGCAATACGCTGGAATTGGATTTACCTATGACTCTACTAAAGATAAATTCATTGCACCACAACCTTTTGCTTCGTGGTCATTAGACTCTGATGATGATTGGCAAGCACCCATTGCACACCCAGACAATGACAAAATGTATGTTTGGGATGAAGATGTATATCAGGCCGACAATTCTAAAGGCTGGGTTGAAGTAGAGTAACACAATAAAAAGAGTGGTTAATGCCTTTAAATAAAATTACATTTAAACCAGGAGTAAACAGAGAAACTACTTCTTATGGGGATGAGAACGGGTGGTTTGACTCTGATCTTATAAGGTTTCGTAAAGGAAGACCCGAAAAGATGGGCGGGTGGACTCGACTAACCAGCCAAACCATAGAGGGTGTTGGAAGATCTTTGCATACATGGTCCACCTTAGATAACTCCAATCTTATGGGGCTTGGCACAGAGTCTAAGTTTTACATAGAGAACGGTGGTGGGTATAATGATATAACTCCTATACGATCTACGGTGACTTTAGGATCTAATCCTTTAAAAACTGGAGGCGCTGGTTCAGGAATACTAACTGTAACCGCTCCTGCTCACGGCGCTGTTAATGGGGACTTTGTAACCTTTAGCGGGTCTTCTGCTGTAGATAGTATTGGAGCGGCAGCAATAAATAGAGAGCATGAGATTACCCTTATTGACTCTAACAGTTTTACTGTAACAACCACAGGATCTGCGGGAAGTGGATCTACGGCAGGAGGTGGGTCTTCCGTTATAGCAGCTTATCAAATTAACACAGGTTTAGGAACTGTGGTATCAGGCAATGGTTGGGGGGCAGGTCTCTATGGAGGCATATCTTCTTTCTACTCTCAAACAACTTTAGCAACGGGAATCAACGATTCAATTACATCTGCTATTGTTCTTACAAGTGCTTCTGATTTTGAAACCGCAGCTACTACAACTTCTGCTGATTTAACAGCGACAAGTGCTTCTATTCCTGTAGCAAATTCTTCAGGTTTTCCTTCTAAGGGAACAGTGAAAATAGGCAGTGAGTTTATTAGGTATACAACTAATGCAAGTAACGCCCTTTCGGATTTAACCAGAGCTTCTGATGGGTCTACCGCTGCCACCAGTAGTAGTGGAGATGCTGTTACTTTTGTGGGTTTAATTAAAATAGAAAACGAACTCTTGCTGTATACAGGTAAAACAAGTAACACATTAGACGCTGGTGTTGTAAGAGGGGCTAGAGGAACAACAGCAGCTGCCCATAGTTCAGGAGTTGATGTTAAAGAAGCGAATGACTTTATAGGATGGGGTGATGCCGCCTCTACTTCGGCAAGTGTAGGATCTAACATACGTCTTTGGTCTCAAGATAATTTTGGTGAAGACTTGGTGATGAATGTTTTTGACGGAGGCGTATATTACTGGGATAAAACTTTAGGATTAAACGCTCGAGCAACTCCTCTTTCTTCTCAATCAGGTGCTTCTGACACACCAACAGTTGCTAGGAAGGTTTTGATATCAGGCGCTGACAGACATGTTATTTGTTTTGGCTGTAATCCTAGAGGAGAAACTGATCAAGATCTTTTACAAGTAAGATGGTCTGATCAAGAGAATCCGTTTAACTGGACACCTCAAGTAGATAACACAGCGGGTGGCATCAGAATATCTTCAGGTTCACAAATTATATC